GGACAAATAGGTAATTTCTTTGTAGGACTAGATCAATCTATAAAGACATCTGGGTTCTTCGTCAATGCTGTAACGGGAGTAGTTAATGCTCTTAAATTCCTAGGTAGTGGTGTTACGAACATAGTAACTAAAATACAGGAAACTTTTGCGACATTTGGCAAACTTGATTTCAGTGGACTTACTACTATCTCTGATAAAGTTAAACTCGGATTTGAACCAGTACTAGTTATTATTGGAGTAGTAGGTAAAGCGTTCGATAAATTGTCAGAAGGTATGATGAAAGCCTTTTCTGGAATTACTACCAAAAGAGTATTTGATGTAGTCAATGGTGGATTAATAGCTGGTATATTATTAGGAATTAAGAAACTTATAGGCGCATTAAAGAATATGGTAGAGGATACTAATTTCTTAGATAGAATCAAAGGTATTCTAGATGGAGTTAGAGGTAGTTTAGAATCATTCCAGAACTCACTTAAAGCCAAGACATTAATGAACATCGCTATTGCTATTGCTATATTAGCAGCATCTTTAGTGATATTGTCATTGATAGATGATAAGCGACTATCCTCAGCATTAGGGGCTATGACAGGAGTATTTATAGAATTAGTTGCCGCAATGGGTATATTAAGTAAACTTACAGCCGGAGCAGGTATAGGACAACTTATAAAACTAGGTGTAGCTATGACTACCATATCTACCGCGGTTCTTATCCTATCATTTGCAATGCTCAACTTTGGAAAACTTAAATGGGATGAAGTAGCAAAGGGTATAACTAGCATAGCAGCATTAACAACTATATTAGTATTGACATCTAAGGCTTTAGCAGCTAACAAAGGATCTATGATTCAAGGAGCAGGAAGTTTAGTTATATTTGCAGCAGCAATGAATTTGTTAGCAACTGCATGTAGAAACTTTGGCACTATGGATTGGGATATGATCGTTAAAGGTCTTGTGTCTGTAGGTGTATTATGTGCTGAAATAGCCTTATTCTTAAACTTTACAACATTCAGTGAGAAGGCAATAGCTAATGCTACAGGTATTCTTATTCTATCAGTGGCTATGAATGTACTTGCAACTGCGTGTAGAAATTTTGGTACTATGGACTGGACTATGATAAGCAAAGGAATGATCAGTGTAGGTATACTACTTACCGAGATAGGTATATTTTCAAGATTGACAGGTGAGTCAAAACAGGTTATGGCTACAGGAGCATCATTAATACTTATATCTGTGGCTTTAAATCTATTAGCAACGGCACTTCGAAACTTTGGGACAATGTCACCAAATGAATTGATGAAGGGTTTCATGGCTATGGGAACAGCCTTAGCATTCATGGCAATAGGTTTAAAAGCAATGGAAGGAACCTTATCTGGTTCAGCCGCATTATTAGTAGCAGCAATAGCATTTAATCTACTAGTACCAGTATTGATATTATTAGGTAACATGAGTTGGGATGCAATAGTTAAAGGATTAACTTCTTTAGCTGGTGTATTCGTAGTCTTAGGCTTTGCTGGCGTAATACTCGGACCATTGGTACCAGTTATATATGCCTTAGCCGGATCAATTGCCTTGATTGGAGTAGGTGTAGCATTAGCCGGAGCAGGATTAGTGTTAATGAGTGTAGGGGTAACAGCATTGGCTTTAGCCCTGTCAACAGGAGCAGTAGTCATAGCAGCAGGTATCGTAATAATAATTAATGCTATTGTTGGTATGATCCCAATAATAATCCAAAAGCTAGGTGAAGGTATTGTGTTATTCTGTCAAACATTAACTGATAGTGCTGATACAATAGCCTTAACAGTACTTACACTAGTAGCAACTATATTAGATACCTTCTATCTTATAATACCAGAGATCGTAAACTTTGGACTTAACTTGATTACAACATTATTAAATGCATTGATACTTAATGCTCCGATTATCATACTTCAAGTCATCACGATTATACTAGAAATTGTGCAGGTCTTAACTGATAACATGCCAAAGATAGTAGATGCTGGTGTCAATCTAGTACTTGCGTTCCTACAAGGAATACAGGCCAACATGAACAAAATAGTAGAGGCTGGATTTCAGTTGATCATTTCATTCTTAAATGGTGTTACCAACTCCATAAACAATAATAAACAAGCCTTTGTAGACGCAGTACAGAATCTTGTATTAGCGATGATGGGTGCAGGAAAACTAGCAGTTACTGATTCTATTAAAGACTTTGAAGAAGCTGGTAAGAATGTTGTTGCTGGGTTTATTAGAGGTATAACAGGGGCCATAGCAGGAGCAGCAGCAGCCGCCGCAGAGATGGGTAGAGCAGCATTAGTAGCAGCAAAGGCAGCCTTAGTTGAGAAGTCTCCATCCAGAGCATTCATGCAGGTTGGTGCTTACGCTGGAGAGGGTCTTGTAATAGGACTGAACAGTTACAATGATAAAGCGGCTAAAGCAGGTGCCGAAGTTGCTACTAATGCCTTAGATGGTCTATCAGGAGCCATAGCAGGTATCTCTGACGCTGTTGATGGTAACATGGATCTACAACCAACTATCACTCCAGTACTTGACCTTACAAACATTCAAAATGGTAGTAAACAGATGAATGGTATGATGGCTGGAGTCAATGGATTATCAATAGCAGGATCAATAAGTGCATCCCAAAAATCCCGTGGAGGAAATTCTGAGAAAACAAATTCATCTTCAACACCAGGTTCACAAGCAAATGGTGGTTTAACTGTTGTAATAGAGAACTTTAATAATGCTAGAGGGCAGGATGTACAAGCATTAGCGGAAGAACTATCATTCTACATGAGACAAAAGAATTTAGGATTGGGGGTAGGCTAAATGGGAATGCCGTATTTCATATTTAAAGACATAGACAGTACTGGTGTTCTAACTGTTAATAAACTACCTTCAATCTTTAGTGCAGAACGAGACATGGAGTTAGTACCAGTACAAGGACGAGATGGATATGTGACTAATGACTTAGGTAGTTACAGAAGTGTAATTAAATCAGTTGAATGCTCCATCAATGACTTATCACAATTAGATTATATATGCAACTGGTTATCAGGTAAGGGTGATGTTATATTTAGTAATGAACCCGATAAAGTATACAAAGCAGTAATTAAGAATCAAATAGAGTTTGCTAAAGTATTAGGAACCTTTCATAGTTTTATAATTTTATTGGAGTGTCAACCTCATAAGTATGTTGATGCAAACGATGTAATAACCCTAACTACAAGTCCAACAACCATTAACAATATAGGAACCATCAACAGTCTACCTATATTTAAGATTTATGGTACTGGATCTGTAGTGTTAACCATTAATGGTCGAGCAATACTAATAAATAGTATAATCGGTTCAGTAACTCTCGATTCCGATATTGGAGATGCTTTTAGTGGTGCAGGAAATATGAATAATAATATGACTGGAGAGTTCCAAGAACTAATACCAGGAGTTAACAACATATCCTGGACTGGAACCGTTAGTAAAATCGAGGTAACACCAAATTTTAGATATTAGGAGGCATAACTTATGGCAATAAACGCAGCAGGACTAAATGCAGCACTAGATGCAATTAAAGTAGCAAAATTCGCGTACATGGCATTGTTTACGGACGATGCTGCAACTACAGAGGTGTCAGGTGGTTCACCGGCATATGCAAGGAAAGCAGTAACTTTTGATACCGCAGGTACTGGTGGAGCAGGTAAGATACAACTTAATGGTACTCTTCCTAACTTTGATGTGCCAGCGTGTACTGTTAAAGCAATAGCATTCTATGACGCATTAACCGCAGGAACTCAGTATGCTATGTATAATGTAACTCCAGATGAAGTGTTTGCTGGTCAGGGTGTATATAGTATAACCGCAGGATCAATCACAATTACGTAATTTATATTCCGATATACAAAGGTGGTGAGAATCAATGGCAACTTTTACAGGACAAGTTACAGCAAATGCAGATGATGGTCAGGTATGGCCTGATGGCTTTAGTATTGCTGATGTAGGTATAGGATATGATGGTGGTTATAATCATGTCTTCGCTAGATTTTTAAATGTAACCATACCTAAGAATGCAATAATCACAGGTGCACACCTCCAATATAAGGCTATGTCCTCATTAGCTCTTGCAAGTGTACAAACGACTATATATGCTAACAATGTTGTAGCGCCAACGTCTCCAACAAGTGATGCTACATTTACTGCAAAAGCTTTGACCACTGCCTCTGTAAATTGGGATGCTCCTGGCGCATGGGTAGCAGGTACTTGGTACGATTCTCCAGAACTCACCAGTATAATTCAAGAGATTGTGAACCAAGCATCATGGGCTAGCGGTAATGCAATACTAATTCTTCATAAAAATAGAAGAGCGACTACTCCAAACTGTAATATAACAGCTAACGGATACGAAAATGGTTCAGCTAATGCTCCCAAACTAGTAATAACATATACAGTAGGTGGAGTATTATCATTTAATATGAGTGAAGATGTAAGTAGTGTAGCAGTAACTGGTCAGAAGAAAGTATCAAGATCATTTGCTATGACTAATGCAAGTTCGATTGTAACTACTGCTAAGAAGAAAACATCTAAAACATTTGCCATAACTCATGCAAGTAGTGTTGTAGTGGCAGGACATAATAGAGCACTGTCATTTGCACTAACTAATGCAAGTTCAGTATCAATTACGGCTAAGAAGAAAGTATCTAATACTTTTGCTATAACGGCTACTAATGCAGTAACTATAAGCAAAAAGAAGATATCGAAAAAAGCTATTGTTATAACAGGCAATACAAGTAGTGTTTATATTTACACTATCCAAATTGGTGGAGAGTTCTCTAAGCGAATTAAATTATATGATGCCAACGAGACCTCTTTCACAAAAAATGGATTAGGTATATTGTCACAGTGTACAGTTGCTAGGTTAATAGAAGAACTCAATGGTTCATATGAGGTAGAACTTGAACATCCTATGGATGATTATGGCAAATATCTTAATCTTGTAGAGGATCATATTATCAAAGCAGACAATCAGTTATTTAGAATATATTACAAGAAACGAATTCTAGGTAGTGTTAATGTCAAAGCAAGACATATATTCTATGACTTAATTGACTACTTCCTAGAAGATATGACTCTTACATCAATGAATGGAGCAGCAGCACTTGATTGGATGCTAACTCATACACACGATATAGCAAATTATCCTCATGGATTCCGTTCGGTATCTGATGTTCCAAACCTTGGTACTTGGGCAATCAAATATAAGAACCCAGTAGAAGCCATAATGGGGACAGATGGTATAATTGAGCAAATAGGAGGAGAGATTGAGAGGGATAACTTCACAATCAACCTACATAACAATAGAGGTGCTGATAGAGGTGTTTTAGTAGCTTATCGTAAGAATATAACTGGTATAGAAGAAACCCTGGATACTAGCGGTATAGTGACCAGAATACTACCGGTTGGTAAGGATGGATTAAAACTCACAACTCAAATAGGTACGGCTCCTATAGGATACATTGATAGTCCTTATATAGACAATTATCCTCATCCAAAAGTGGTACAAATTGACTTCTCAGATATTGACAACGTCACAGACCTTGCTATAGCCGGTAATGACTATATTCTCAATAGTGGATGTGATATCCCTCAGTTCAACTATAAGGTTGACTTTGTGGAGCTAACTAAGACTGAAGAATATAAAGATTACGCTATACTTGAAACTGTATATATGGGTGATACTGTAACTGTAAAACATAGTAAACTAGGTCTTAATCTTAAAGCCAGAGTAATTAAAATCGAGAAGAACTTACTTACTGATAGAATTGATAAGATAGAACTAGGAGCATTCAAGCCAAATATAGCCAATAATATTAACAAAGCAATTCAGGCAATTAGACTCGAACTTGTTAAGACCACATCAGACTTCGAGATTGCAGTAGCAAATGCTACTCAACAGATAACTGGAGCACTTGGTGGTAACTTAGTAATACGACAAGATGAAGCCGGCAAACCGTATGAGATGCTCATAATGGATACTACAAACATAATGACTGCCCAGAAGGTCTGGAGATGGAATATTGGTGGTTTAGGATACTCTACAACAGGAGTTAATGGCCCATATACAACAGCAATTACACAAGATGGTAGTATAGTGGCTACATTCATAACATCAGGTATATTAAATGGTAGTTTATTAAAGACTGGTACGATTACATCAACTGACGGATCACTATCAATTAACCTTGCTAATGGGGCATTCACTATTGGTGGTGGTACTGGCGATGTATCAAAACATACAGATGCATATTCCAAATGGATGCACGGAGCAAGTGATTATACAATAGCACAAGCATCTGGACTTATGAGACATGCTGGTTCCACAAATAGAGACTATCATTACCTTATAGATACTGGTGAGAAATTAACCAGCGATGCCAATAGTGTATTAGTTACAGTTGATCCTGCATTTAAAGGTAAAAAGTTTGTAGTTACGGTATCAGTTATGGATACAGAGAACCCAACTCCTTATATTGGTGAAACTATGGTTGGATATACCTCATATGTAGATGAGGCAACCTATGACTATGCCAATGGTACAGTCGAGGTATATGGTTGGGGTACTTGGTATGATGGTAGACAGTTCTTTGCTGATCAACATGCAGGAAATGCCGTAGATCGTTCTTATATTTCAGGATTAAGACTAGCATGGACCGCTATAGGATAGGAGGAATAAAATGACAGACAATCAGGAATTTGTTACCTTTTTCTTTAATAAAAGACTTGGGATAATAAAGATATATACCACTGGAACAACTGATATGTCATATTATGGTGAGGAACAACCTGATATGGAATTGATATATGATTATGTAACCGTTCCATTAGACGCCGATTCTAGAGAAGTAATGAGAACTCCTAAGAATTTCTTTGTAGATGTAGTTACTAAAGAAATCCGACGACGAGAAGAAACGGTATCTAAATTCCAGGTTAAATCAATCACAGCCATGCAAGAAATGGTTTCAGGACAAGAAATGTTTTCAGCACAGCCAATCGAGACTATCACTAAGGAGGTATAAATATGGCACAGAAGCGATACAAAGTATACTATGATATAAAAGGTCCACTAGTGTCCTCCCTAGTTTATAGTCAGGGGGATATAGAGTCTGCTGTATTAGAAGTTAAATTGCTTGATGATACAAGTTCTATAGACATTACAGGCGAAACCATATTCTTTAGGTTTCTAAAACCAGATAACACAGTAGTTGAACAAGATATAAACTCAGGCGTAACTATATTACATGCTGATGCTGGAGTTGTTGAGTGTGTATTGAATTCTCAAGTACTTGCTCTTAAAGGAAAAGTATTGTGTGAGATTCACAGATCAGAAGGTGGACAGGATTTAACTACTAGATGTTTTACTATGTATGTAGAAGGCACTATATTAGGTTCAACAACCATAAGTGAAATATACATATCAAGAGTTGAAAATGCTATCATTAATTTATCTCAGTATGCAGAATTAGCTAGAGTATCAGAAGAGAATGCTAAAGATTCCGAAGTTGCTTCAAAAGGCTCAGAAGATGCTGCTAAAGCGAGTGAGGATGCATCAGAGTATTCAGCACAAATGGCAGATCTTAGTCAAGGTGATGCTGGTAGAAGTAGGGATTATGCAGCAACGAGTGAATCTAATGCCTATAATAGTGAAATTAACTCCAAGACATCTGAAGATAATGCTCTATTATCTGAACAACATGCGTTGGTATCCGAGTCAAATGCTGATATATCTGAAGCCGGTGCGCTCTTATCTGAGCAGAATGCTCTAGCATCAGAAAATGCGGCTAAGATATCTGAAGATGCTGCTAAAGTATCGGAGTTAAACTCAAAGACCTCTGAGAATAATTCCAAGACCTCTGAGAATAATTCCAAGACAAGTGAAACTAACTCTAAGAACTCTGAAACACTATCGGAAGCTGATCAACTTACAGTAACCCAAACCATGCAGGATTTCCTTGCTATGTTAGGCGAAGATGTAGCTACTTTAGATGGTAATGGCAAGATTCCTATTAGTCAGATACCTGCTACTTCTACTCAAGAAATTTATCAAATATCATTAGAGTCAGAATTAATTAACCTAATTGCACAAAAAGGGGATTTAGCTGAGGTAGTTCAAACAGTTGACTCTGTACAGACAATAGTTAAAACATACCAACTATTAGGTACTGGTAATCCAGCGGTGTTAGCTAATTGGATTGTATGGGGTACTTCCTATGCAGTCCAAGCAGGTAATGCTACTAATGCAACATATGCTAATGATTCAACTATGATAAATGGTAAACGATTTGTAGCCATGACACAAGCACAATATGATGCAGCAGTAAAAGATCCAGATACTTATTATGTAGTAACGCCAATTTAAAGGAGGGGTATAATATGCCCATAATCAGAAATGGACAAACAGCAAAAGTTTATAAGGGCGATTATGCCCCTTATAGTTTTTATAAGGGTACACAGAAATTAGCAGGATATGTAGAACAGTTCAATTCAAGTGATGCGATATTAGTCAATGGTATTACTTATAAAGACACAGCAGATGTAGTAGTTAAAGGAAACACTGTTCAGGCTTCAGACTATTATGCAAAAGATGGCTTGCTAACTCAATCAAGTAACTACTATGCAAAAGATGGAGCAAGTAGTCAGTATACAGATACAAAAGTAATGGGAAAGAATTTGATAAATCCTGAAAATATGAGTAAAACTGTAGAAACGAGTTCTGGGGTAGTTCTTGTAGAAGAAACAACAGACTATATAATAATAGCAACCAATGCTAATACCGGTGGAATGTATGTAAACGTTCCATATAATACTTTTGTAGTTGGTGATTCTATTACTTTTTCAGCTAATTGTGAGGTTTTAGAATCAGATGGAGATTCTTGTACTATTAGAATATACAATGCTACTAAAGGTATATTTATAGCATCGGGACATAATGCAGGGTCAAGTCCAGATAGTTCAATGTTAAGTGAGGGGCAAAGAAGACTGTATATATCAGTAACACTCACTGTTGATAATTATTCAGTAGGGGATGTATTACGCTTCAAAATAACCAATGGTTGGAATGCTCTAACTGGTATTCCTTTAAAAATAAAAGCTTACAAACAGACATTCATGGTAGAAAAAAGTGCCACTATGTCAGCCTTCGAACCCTACAAAGACACAGTTAAAAATGGCTTAGTAATGGAGTTAAGTGGTAGAAACTTCAATAACTTTCCTGCTACTACAGTACTTCAAGATAGGAGTGGACATGGTAATGTAGGAACTGCTTCTGGTTTTAACTATCGTACTACTGAATATGCAGATAGAATAGCAGATTTTGTAGGGAAGATAGCAGGAAGTGTGGTAGAAAATCCACATTTAGCAAGAAATGGTGCTTTATCTGCATTAGTAGTTCCACCGTTTACAGGATTCGCAGAGCAAGGATACTTGCAGATACAAACTACAAGTGATGGACAAACAAGGGCAACTGCTACATCAGTGAACGGAGTAGTTCCTCAACAAGTTTTCTCCTTCAACATAGTAGCAGAGTTTGAAAAAGCCTATGGAGCAGTTCCTTCTGCCGACCAGACTTTAGCAGGAAAGATAGCATGGTTGAAATCGAACTTAAAGTCTTTTATATTTGACTGGACTGGATATGGTAGTTGTCCTTCGGGTAATAAAGCTTATATTGATTATTGGAATGTTATTTCTTCAGTATGGGCATTTAAAAATGCAGGAACACAAGACACCTATAGTAATACTTCTTCTTCCCCAACATTAAAGGAAATGAATTCGGGAGTTATAGACAACAAAATTGATGTAAACGGATTTGTTCATTTCTTAGCGTACACCGATGCATCCGATGGGGTAACTCCAAGTACAATATATACAGACTATGTAAAATTAACTATGAATTTCAAACCTGCTTCTGGTAGTGATGGAAGTGGTGGTATAAAGTTTGATGGAATAGATGATAGTATATCTATTGCTAATACAGCAGGTATGTTGACCACTGGAACAGAATCTACACCTATTTCATTTGAAGCGTGGTTTAAATATCCGGTATTACCCTCAGTTCAGCAAGTCATACTTGGAAAACTTGGATGGAATATTGGTTTATTAATGCAAAGTACAAACAGGATTACTTCAACTATAACTAATACTGTACCAGCACAGGTTAATGCGACATCCGCAGTAATTTTAGCAAATACAGTATATCATGCTGTTGCGGTTATAAATAATGGAGTAGTTAAGTTATATTTAAATGGAGTTCTTGTAGATACAAATGCTACTCAAGCAGGGTGCAGTTATAAAGCGAACATTTATCCAATAGGTATAGGAAGAAGTGACCAATGGCAGTTTAGTGGAATAATGTATGCTTCAAGAGTTTATAACAATAAAGAACTTTCAGCATCAGAAGTCGCACAAAACTACTTCGCAGGAGTTAACTTGAATGTTCCTTCACCTACCGATGCTTCACCAGTAGTCAGCAATCTTCCTGCAAAAACTTACAAGTTCACAGATGGAACAGACATATATGAGTTTACTTTACCAGAAGAATTACGAGGAATAGGAAGTGCAGTCGATAAAGTAGTATTTGATAAGGTAAGCAAGAGAGGGTTTGTAGAGAGAAGAATAGGTAAAGTAATTTTAGATGGAACTAATTATGGATTTGCCTTAAACGCTACTAATTCATTTTATACTAAATTTCAAAAATCAGATTTCCCTTGTAAAGGTGATGTGACAAACAATGCAATTTTGTGTGATAAATTTACACAAATAACAACTACGCAAGGTAATGCCTTGAATAAGGAAGGAATTGCAACAGGTTTAACTAACGGATATGCTTTACAATTTGTAATAGATAATTCACGATTATCGACAGTAGATACTAATGGATTTAAAGCATGGTTATCATCAAATCTTCCTACCGTTTGTTATCAATTACCTATAATAACCTCAACTCCTATAACCTTTACAAAGGTAACTACTTCACCTTACACAGAAGTTCCTATGGCATTTTTAACAACCACCCCAGACCCTTTGCATCCTGCTAACTGTTACACAAATTTAAGTGCAGGAGATTACAAATATACTTCAACCGATGGAATTTATGAATTTACTCTCCCAGAAGAACTAAGGGGAATAAATACTGCACTTGATAAAGTAGTGTTTGACAGAGTAAGCCATAGAGGATATTTGGAGAGAAGGATAGCTAAACAAATATTTAATGGTACAGAAACATGGACTTTGGTGAATGCAGGAACTGCAAATTGGCATTATCAAGTTCAGTCTTCGTCTGTCAGTAATCAGATTGTTACTTTAAGCAGTCACTATCCAATGGGATTAGTTTATGGTGCAAATACAATTAATGGTATTCTAGCAATAGGTGCTGGATATATTAGAATTAGATGGGGTACTGAAGATACAATTGCTAATTTTAAAGTATGGCTTGTATCACAAAATGCTCAAGGAACACCTTTGACAGTTTATTATGATTTATTAACAAGGACAAGAGTTCCTTTAACCTTCACTAAAGTAGCAAGTTCAGCAAAAGTAGAAGTACCAATGGCTTTCCTTACTGCAACACCTTCACTGGATTATCCTTCAGATATGTGGAGTGTAAGTAGTCCTAATACGCATAAGGTGATAAGTAGAGGGAAGAATAAGCTTCACATAACTAACAAAGTTACAACTAGTTATGGTATATCTGGAACATTTGATGATTATAATAGCATAGTTTTAACTGGACTTCAGACGGGTATGCCAAGTAATCAAGGATTCAGTTTAACTACTGATAGTCTAAATGTTGTTGCCGGAAAAACTTATACGTTTAGTATAATAGGAAATACCCTATGTAAAATTGCCTTGAGTGGCTCAAAAGTTGGAGTTGCATACACTTCAAGTTCTAATAAAATAACATTTACACCAACTATAAGTGGACCATTGGATTATTTACAATTATTGTATGCAAGCACAAATAATGGTTTGACATATAACGAAACCATCAAAGTACAATTAGAAGATGGAGCAGTTGCAACAACATTCGAACCTTACAAAACGCCAACACAAGTCACCCTCCCACCACTAAGAAAAATAGGAACAATAGTAGATGAATTCAATCCTAAGACTGCAAAGTTAACAAAGAGGATAAGTGATTGGTTGAATCTGAGCGATGTAGCGGTAAATGCAGATGCAACTAATCCATTCATCAACTTTAAACGGTGTAGTTTAGTAAATTTGCTACCTACACATAACTGCTCAAATTCAGGATTAAAGATGCTAGACTATACTACTTTAGATATTCCATATGGAGCAAATTCAGCAGATAAGGCAGGTTTGCATGGAATGTCTAATAACATAATTCCTATGTGGGTGTCCAACGATAAAACAGGTTTTTCAGATGCTTTAATAATGAGTAGTGCAGAATGGCAAGCTTATTTTAAAGGTTACAAAATGTGTAATGCAGATGGCAGTTCACCTTATTACAAGTCAGAAGTTCCATATACTCCTGCAACTTGGACAGAATGGGCAAAAGTAAATGCAGTTGGAGATTCTACAGGAATAACACTGACATCTGATGGTGTAGATGCTTCAATAACTATATCTACAATACTCCCAAAACCTTCAACAAATTATGGAGTATTAGCGAATTGTTCGGATAATACTCTAACTACAAGACAAGTAAATGCACAAATTTTAGGATCTCCTGCTTCAACTACAAGTCCACTTATTTTAGTGGGTTCAACTGGAAATAGGAAATGTATTGTGTACTCTCCTTCGGTTTCTGTTACTGGAATCCGATTCTATACTGGAGCAGTAGCCTCTGGACAATTAGTAAAATTCAAAGACATCCGTATATTTGAACTTCCAGTAGGATCACAAATAGAAACAGACTTTACCACCTTAACAGCAGACCAGTTAGCAATAAAATATCCATTCAATGGTTTGTGTGTTAAGAACTGGAAGAACATAGTAGACGGAACAGGACAGACAGCAGTATTACCGACAACTTTAGCAACTGGATATACTCCATATAAGATGCTTTATCAACTTTCAACACCAGTAATATCCGACTTTGGAACTCCTACACCGTTACCAACTTATCATCCGACAACTATCATAGAAACAGACTGTACACCAGTAGTAAAGGCTACAATAGATGCTACTGTAAGAGTGGAGGAATAATATGGGTAAGATAAAGTTAGATAAGTTCAAAGACAAAGACACAAAAGACAAAGATGGTAAAAAAGTAAAAGGCAAAGCAAAAAAGTTCAAAGTCAAAGGTGAGAAGAGATTAAGGGGTGGTGGCGATGCTGTCACCCTCTCCACTGATGATGGCACTGAAATCAAATATGTCGAAAGTGCTGGTATTGTTTATTTTGTAGGAGTAACAGAACCAAGAAGAAAGTTAAAAGGCAAGACTGCACGGGAACTAGTTAATTCAATATACAATATCTAAGGAGGTTTACATATGGTCAAAATGGTAGCAACCGCAATGATACTCTGGATAGTCTATATTTTGGTCATATGGACCTATGCGGGGGTGATATATTAATGGAATTTTACGACAGAACAGGCAACATCAAAAAAGTTCATGTAAAATTTGAACCATTAAAGGAGACTTCACGGATGACACAATCTTTAAATATGATCCATCAAGGTAAGACACCTAAGGAACGTAGAGCCATAGCGCTATATTCTGTATGCGATGACTGCAAAGACACCACATGCTTCTACGGACGGTATAAGAAATATTGTTCTGATAACTTTATTGGCAAATGCGACGACGCAAAATTATCAGATGAGCGACAGAGGCTTATACGAATAATATTAACTTAGGGGGCGTCATATGAAAAAAATGATAATGATATTGACATTGGTAATTATACTAGCCTTTCCCGCATCTGTAACTATGGCTTGTGGTAGAAATAATCACCATCCCAGGCATCATTGGTTTTCAAGACATCATGTTGAACGAGTTGTCGTGGCTCCAGTTAATGATGGCAGCTATGATTATTATCACAACGTACTAGGTAAGTCTAAGGCCTGGTATCTAATTAATATTCACAAACTACCTTAGACAAAATACATACTAGGGGGTTAAAAATGGATGGTATAGTAGAAAATCTAAAAGATAAAAGCGAAATCTGGTCGGTCCAGGCATATATCATACATAATGAAGCGATGAGGGCAGCCTCTCAAAGATTCAATGATGAAAGAGACCGTAGATACGCTGAAGTTAATGTCGAAAAGGAAAAGGCCCTGAAAATTAAGGAGACAGCAGACTTGGCAGCTTTAAGTCTAGCACGAGAAAGTCAGGTCTATAAAGATCAACAGGCCGATATCATGCGGGAGAAAAACCTTGCTGCATCCGGTATATATGCTACAAATGCAGACCTGGCAGCTGTCGTTGATAAAATGGAGAAGGCGCTAAAGCCCTTAACCGAATTTATTAATGCTCAACAAGGCGCAGCAAAAGGTAATGATATTACCTGGGGAAAGATATTTGGATCAGTAGCAGCCATGGCAGCCATTTTTGGAATTATAATGAAATTAAACGTATTTTAAAAAAGGGGGGAGAGTAATATGACTAATGAGATTTTATATCTCAATCCAAGTAGACAGCATGACAACCTTGGTGTTAACGGATATGGAACTGAAGCAGACAATATGATGAGAGTTGCCAAAGTTGTTAAAGGTAAACTAGATGCTAAAGGTATTCTCAAGAAAGTAGTATTAACAGAAGGATTGACATTATCACAGGCTATTGCTGAGAGTAATGCAGTAGGGGCTACACTTCATCTTGATATTCATTCGGATGCAGGTGGAGGACGAGGATGTACTGGACTTTATAAATCGGACAATGGAAAGAAGTTTATAACTTGCATTTACAATCGTGTTTCAGCATTAACACCTTCAGCTGATAGAGGGTTATCACTTAGAACTGATCTAGGTGCTCTTAATCAAACTCACGCTATTGCCGGACTTATTGAATGTTTCTTTCATGACAATGCAGAAGATGTTAAATTCTACAACGCTAACCTAGATGCTATTGCTCAGGCTATAGTTGATGGTATTCTTGACTATCTTGGCATTGCAACAATGGTATATACACCCTCCAAACCCGTAGCACCAGTTAATTCTAATGTGGATGCTATGGTATTAAGAATCCAACGTAATCTTAATCGACTTAAAATTACTGATGATTCTGGTCAGTCATTGGTTGAGGATGGTGTACCAGGAGCTAGAACCAAACAAGCTATTAAGAAGTTTCAGGACATAGTGAACATAACGGTTGATGGTATACCGGGTAATGTAACGTTAAATGCCATGAACGATATTTTACTCAAACCATTAATGCGTTTTGGAGTAGTTAATCGTAATGCAGCAAAGTATATTCAGTGGAGAATGGGCATTACAAGAGATGGTGTATTTGGAACTGATACTGCTGCTCATGTAAGAAGTTACCAAACAAGTAAAGGTTTTAAAGCTGACGGTATTGTAGGATATGATACCTGGAATGCTTTGATAGGAGCATAGTATGGACGAAGAAGTAAAGGAAACTGGACAGTTCTCTAAGGTAATGGTATTATTAATAATCATAATGAATATATGGTTTACAGTAGCAGTACTAAGAGTATTTGCAATTACTGGAGCAGAACCGGTGGCATTGGTAGCAGCGTTCTTCGGCTTTACTACCGGTGAGTTATGGTTAATGGCTAGTATTAAGAAAACTAAAGTAGTTAAAGAAAAAAGGAGTGAAGTGTATAATGAACTTAAATGCGGAATTAGTAAGGAAGTTGACCAGTAGGAAGTTCTGGACAATGGTTTGTGGATTTATAACATTGTTAATGACAGCTAGAGGAATGAATCCTGGCTCTATCGAACAGGTTGTAGCAATCATAATGGCAGGAGGAGCAATAATTGCGTACATATTAGCTGAGGCTTGGACGGACGCTGCTTATGCCCCTAAAGAGGTATTATAATCGCGAATAAAACACAGGTTATAATGAAGGAATTAAAAACTCTTGAAAGGGGAGAAGGAAATGAAGAAATACAGAAAAGATAAAAGAAACCCAATTACTAAGGAGGTAGATGAGATAATTGAAATTATGTCACACACTGATAGAGGTTCTGAGGAATACAAAAAACTAGCAGCAAACTTGGAGTTGTTGATAAAGGCAAAGTCGATATATAAAGACCCAGCACGAATTGACGCGAACACGCTTGCAATAGTATTAGGTAATCTTATTGGAATTGCAATCATAGTGGGGTATGAGGAAGGTCATATCATCACCAGCAAAGCACTTGGATTTGTTTTAAAGGGACGTGTGTAATACATGTCCTTCTCTTTTTGCCTCGCGAAAAAAACACATACTATAATGAAAGAAAAGTGTCGTAACTCGAAAGAGGGGGACTTTACTTGGGTTCGAATCCCAAGCTTATTTTTTTGTTTTTCGCACAATTAACACATACTATAATAGAAGTAAAATTTATTTTAAGGGGGATTTTATCATGAATAAAAGTTTAGGAGAAGTATTGGGAAATGCCATAGGGGTAATAACTATTACAGGATGGACTATTTATGCCATGTATAAAATAGGAAAAAAAATAAACGAACGAGTAAAGAGAGCTTAGGCTTTCTTTTTGCCTCGCAGAAATAACTTATTGTATAATGAAAGTAAACTTGAAAGGGGATTATAAAATGGAGAGAAATGAATTATTATGTTTAGGATTAGTTGGAATTGGAGGAATGGTAATTGGTAATATAATTAACAGATGTAGGTTAAATAAACAGCATACAGAAGCTGAAATATTATTATCAAGATCATTAGACCAATCTAAAGAATTGATAAGCATAGCAAAGAAAGCTCAAACTGAAAATAAGATCCTTAGAGCGAAAATGAAGGAGATGGGTTGTCTATAAAAGACAGCCTTTCTTTTTGCCTCGCGGGAATAACACAGTTTATAATGAAACCAAAATAAATTTTAGGGGGATTTAATCATGAATGATAAAACACTAGTAAGGTTAGTAGCATGTGTAATATTGGCACCAGTCGTATGGAATGGAACAATGGCACTCGTGGGTCTAACTGCAAAAGGCGTTAATCAAGTGGTATATAAACACAAAATTAGAAAAGGTTTAAAAGATGGAAGCATAGTTAAAATCGATGGAGAATACTTTGAAGTAGAGGTATCTGATATTGAGGAGGCTTAGGCTTCTTCTTTTGCCTCGCATAAAAAACATAGTGTATAATGAAAGTAAATATAAAGGGGGATATTATAATGGAAGATAATACTTTAACGAAAGAGATTGAAAGGCTAGTCAAAGAGATTCAGCGTGACGAAAGAGACGTCATCACATGGAGAAACTTAGACGATGCAAAAGCAAACTCAATCGAGAAGGCTATTGAAAGAAAAATAAAACTTTTAGACATACTTAACAGAAGGTAAGCTTAGGCTTACTTTTTAATTTTTGAAAGGTGGTATATTAATATGTTAAAAGGTCAAGGGGAAATGGAAAAAACAGAGTTTGGAGCAATGAGGGAATCAAATGACGGGCGAGGTAGATTTGACTTACTTCCGTACGAAGCCATGGAGGCACTTGCTAAATGGTATGAGGAAGGTGCTAAAAAATATGAAGATAGGAATTGGGAAAAAGGGATTAGTGTTAAGGATTGCATTAATCGTATGATTCGTCATTCACTCAAGGCTAGCAATGGTTGGACTGATGAAGATCATTTGGCTGCGGTTATGTGGAATGCAGCAGCGGCTATTACAATGATGCGTAGACATCCAGAATGCAATGATCATATTTGGGATCTAGAACATATCAAGTTTTAGCTCGCAAGGATTACACAGCCTATAATAGAAGGAGATGGTTAGCTCAGTAAGGTAAGAGCGCTGATAGAGTTACTCAGAGGTCGTCAGTTCGAATCTGACACATCTTCTTATTTTTGCCTCGCGGGGTTTACACACTATATAATGAAAGGATATGATAGATAGGACGTCGTAGCAAAAAGGCTAAATCATATTCTTTTTCTTTTGCCTCGCGAAAAAAACACAGGTTATAATGAAAGAATATGGGACTTTGTACTTTAAATAGTATATCAAACTAGAGTAGATTGCTCTGGAGGTCACCATATTCTTTTACTTTTATTTTTGAAAGGGGATTATAAAAATGAACAAAGAGAGTATTAATCAATTAGCATTGACAACAAGAAGAACGGTCATTAAAAATTCACCTGCCATATTAACAGGTATGGGAGTGCTGGGAGTATTTACTACTGTATATGCAGCAGTGGATGCTACACCTAAAGCTATGCAGATCTTAGAAGAACGACGTGCAGAGGAACTAGATGCCAATGAGGAGTTTAGCGACTTCACTAAATGGGAGATGTTTAAAGAGGTTTGGAAATGTTATATTCCTACTTTTATCTCTGGTGCAGTAACCATTACAGCAATTGTGTCTGCTAACTCAGTAAACCAGCGTAGGAATGCTGCACTGATTGGTTTATATTCTTTGTCTGAGAATGCTCTAAAAGAGTATAAGAACAAAGTAGTAGAAATAATAGGTGAAAAAAAAGGACAAGAGATTAAAGATGGAATTGCTAAGGACCGTATACTCAAGAATCCAGTTAGAGATACTGAGATAATCAACACTGGACATGGTGACACCTTATGTTATGATGTCTTAGCTGGACGATATTTCAGAAGTGATATTGAGCATATTCGTAGATCACTTAATGAGGCAAGTAGGAAGTTAATGACCGAAATGTTTATGTCAGTGAACGATGTTTACAGCGAATTAGATTTACCAAGTAATGGATTAGGCGGTCTGGTTGGATGGAATATAGATGATGGTTTGATAGAGCCAGAGTTCAGTTCCCAGTTGACAGAGAATGATATTCCATGTTTAGTACTTGACTTTACTATGATGCCAAGGACTATGAAATAAAATTTGAAAGGGGTAATAAAAATGAAAAACATTAAAACATTCTGTAAGGATCACAAGAAGGAAATCGTAGTTACCGGGTTAGTTATTGGAGGGGTTATAGCAACCTCCTTTGTAACTAAAAGGATATGTACAAGAGGATTAGTTAATGCTAAAGGACTCAATGTTCTCACTTGGAAAACACCAAAGGGTACTGCAAACCTAGAGTATGTTAAGAAATTCCTAGATGCGAATGCTGGGAATGGTGAGCCATTTGCGATATTTAAAGAAGGACCAGATCCAGATGCTTATGTCTCTATATTGTTTAATGACAAAATAGTTCAAGTATAACTAATGAAATAGGAGGGATAACCATGTTAAGACAAATCGGTGAAAAAATAGGATATGCAATTGGTTATGTAGTGGGACATACTGCGGCTGTAATAGTCGTAGTTCCTTTGATGTTTCAAATAGAAAAGCGAATACGTATATATACTGATGATGTAGAAGTTGTACGAGAATTATCTCATCGAGTTATAGATATAGTAGTAGCCGATAGTGATAATATTATGTGGCATCCATTTAAATCAAGAGATCTTGTTAGAAAGATTACTGATCAAGAAGTTAATAAATGGTTGTATCGATAGATAGGGAGGGATTACAATGGTCAAATATAGGAAAAAACCAATAGTAGTAGATGCTAAACAATTTGTAGTTTATAATGCTCAAGGTGATAGTAATGCTACAGAAGTTGTTTGGTGGATTTTAAAAAACAATGGACAAGCTAGAGGTGAGAACCCATTTATATATATCCAAACTTTAGAAGGAGAGATGCGCGCAGATTCAATGGATTATATAATACAAGGAGTTAATGGAGAATTTTATCCATGCAAGCCTGACATTTTTGAAAAGACTTATGAGTTATGTGAGTTGACTAAATAGCTCGCGAAAAAAACACAGTGTATAATGAAAGAAAACTTAAATATGAAAGGATGGATAAACATGAAAAATATTAAAGGATTCGTAAACGAACACAAGAAAGGACTTAAAAGAGTTGCAATCGGAGGAGTAGTAGTTTTAATAGCAGGAGTGTTATATAAAGTGCTGCACAAAGATGAAGACGAAATTGACAATTTTGAAGTGACGTTTGATGAGCCAGTAGATGTTAATTATGTAGATGCACCAACAGAACAAGAATAATTTCAAAGGGGAGTGTTATGAGAAATCATAGCATTCTCTTTTATCTTTTTCGTATTATGAACTAAATGGAGGAATAAAAATGAAATATTACTTTGTACTTGACTCATTAAATAAAAGACATATCATAGTTGCTGAAAACGAGGAAAACTTGATGTCTATTGTAATCGATGATAAAATGACAGTAGTCGAATTTTATGAACTCACACCTGATAAATTCACTACATCAGGATTCCTTATTTCTGATAAGTAAAGGGAAGGAGTAATTTCATGATAGTTAAACATTATTGTCCATTTTGTAAAAAATTAATAAGTGTTGATAAAATAGCAGTCGAGGATAGGAGAATGGCTACAATAACAAAAGAAAACTTGAATACTATATTTAAAGTTTTAGGAAAGAGTTGTGAATCTATACACAGTTAGTTGAAAGGGGCGAGTTATTATGATGATCGACGAGTTTATAGGAGAATATTACTTTCTAAGCAACTTTAGTTACTCAAAAATAGAACTAAACGGATTCATATTCGATAGTGGTGAAGCAGCATTTCATTCTTTTAAAGATATTAGTAGGCAATCTGAATTTGTTGATATATTTCCTTTAATGGCCAAAAGAAAGGGCAGACGTGTAAGTCTTAGAAGTGATTGGGAGCAAGTTAAAGATGACATTATGTATCAAGTTGTTAAAGCAAAGTTCGAACAGAATGTTGACTTAAAAGAAAAACTATTAGCAACCGAAAATCAAATGTTAGTTGAAGGTAACACTTGGAATGATACATATTGGGGCATATGTCAAGGTAAAGGATTTAACGTGTTAGGCGTAACTCTTATGCTTATAAGACATGAATTGAGAGGGGAGAGTTAAATGCTAACAAGTAAAGAACTCGAATTGGTTAACAGTATACTTATGGCAGTCAAATATTCTGGAACTGTTGTATATAATCGTAGCGAACTTTCCGAGTACAAGGGTTATAATATTATACATGCTATAAGAGAAGTTGAATCCAAAGGAATAAAATGCGAAAAAATTTCAGATAGGAATGGAAAACTAATTGCATTTATAGTGAGGGAATAAATATGAGAATAAAGCCATATACCAATATCGGAATAAAACGTATGAAATGTTTTAAATGTGGTGAGAAAGCAGCCGCCCAATGGCAGATTTGCTCAGACAGTAATCAGTACAGACCAGTGTGTCTAAAGTGTGATTTCGAATTAAATGAACTGGTTCTTAAGTGGGCAGGTTTCGATGACTGGGAAGATAAATTAAATAAATATAAGCACCGAATCAACGAAAGGGGCGAGTTAAATGGACCAAATGAATAACAAAAAACCAATGTATAAATGGCTATTAGTAATGAAAAATGGAAAAGAATACTTTGTATGGCATGAAGCAAATACTTTAGATGCTTTAATAATACGATTACTACCCACTCAACTCAATGAACAAAAATGGACATCATTAGATTTGGTATTTCCGAAAGATGAGTATACTGCAATAGCTATTAATGGTGTTGATATATCAAGTATAGGATATAAGACCAAGTAAAAATAGTATGAAGGGGGAGAGATAAATGAAGAAAGCGGATTTAAAAAAAGAAAAAGACTATGAAAAGTTTATGTATAATCCAGATAACCAAGGTAAGTGTAAAGATTGCCCTGAGAATAAGGGTTATGATACTTTCTATTTATGCGGACAACAGCAGTGTTGGGTAACAGTTCATTGTAAGAGGGCGAAAGAAAATGTTTAAATGGTTAAAACAATTAACTTGTAAACATTGGCAAGCAATACTTATATCCTGGACAATTATATCATTTGATAGTGTTCGAGTTCTTTACAGATGTGTTGACTGTGAAAAAGATATATCTCTAATATTAATGGGGAAAGAAGCTTTTGATTGGATGAAATCAATGGATGATTATAAAAGAGTTTAATTACAACATTGAAAGGGGAGAGTGAAATGAAGAAATATTTCTTTCATATAATTAATAAAGATAATGGTGGCTTTAGTGGTGCTATTTCAATGCCAGGAGAGAACCAAGAAGATGCAGCTAATAAAATCCTTAAAGTGAAGCATCCTAGTGGTTGGGGAATGTATTTTAATCCTAAAACTGATAAACTAGTCTTTAAAAAGGAGATTGAGGATAATGAGTAAAATTAGAAGACCAGTGGAAAGATTGACTGCTATATCCGGTCAAGTGTTAGAAAGATATGATAGTATTACCCTTGCAGCAATAGCGTGTTATGCTGATGGTGGTAGTATTTCGAAAGCATGCAGAGGCAAGTTACAAGTTGTTGCTGGATACAAATGGAGGTATTGCGATGAAAGTTGATAAGAATTTAATAGAACTAGTATTATCTGGATTTGCAATGGTTGTATTTGTGATTGCACTTATAGGAACTGCTATATTTAG